CCAGAACGTTGCATCCCAGCCATAAAAAAGAATTGCTTCATTTGTTTCCCTCGTAATTGCTTACTTAACTAGTAATGCCAGATTCTAATTCTACCACTCTTTGCGTCAAAGTTTCTACTAGTTCTGACAGTTGTTGTACTGCTTTAATTAAAATTGGATATGTCTTCATAGGATCTGCTTCCCATGCATCTGGATTATTTTTATGAACCAGTCTTGTATGGTCTGCATAACCAAATGTTTCCTGAAGTGTATCTAATTCTTGAGCAATAAAACCAAAGTCTTTTCTTCCAATAAAAACTTCATTAATAATTTCATCGCCATCTTCAGTTATAAATGGTCGACGATTCCAATCAAACATAACTGGACGCATTGCTTTAATATAGTCCAATCCTACTGGAATATTTTCAATATTGGTTTTATCTCTTACGTCAGATAATGCTGAAATGGTTTGGTCATTACAACGCAGGTTAGTGACTGAAGCATTACCAAGAGTAAACTCATTGCTTACAGTTGTTGCAGATGGTGTAGCATAATAACCAAGACATGTTACGTTACTACCTGTTGTGTTTCCTCTACCAGCATTTGAACCAAGAGAAGTATTTTGTATTCCTGTAGTTGTGCTATATGCTGCTAATCTACCAACTGCTACGTTATCATCTCCATTGCTAACGTTTAATGCATAATAACCAACTGCAGTATTATCTACTCCTGTTGTATTTGACCTTAAAGCATACTCTCCAATTGCAGTGTTAGAATCACCAATGGTATTTGAATACATGGAAGCATAACCTACTGCTACGTTATGAGAACCAGTTGTATTAGACTTCAGCGCCCAATAACCAATAGCAGTAATACCAGTTGCATTATTTAATTCTCCAGCAAGGTTACCAATTGCAACAACGTCAGCTGCTGTTGTGGCATTTTCTAATGCTCTTTGGCCAATGGCAACGTTAGCTGTACCAGTTGTAATGTCTTTCCCAGCATAGAAACCAATAGCTACGTTGTTTGTACCAGTTGTATTAGAATATAAAGCATTGTTACCAATAGCTATGTTCTCAGAACCAGTTATATTAGAATACATTGCATTGTTGCCAATTGCTATGTTATAGCCACCACTTGTTAACTGACTTAGTGTGTAGTAGCCAATTGCAATGTTATAGCCACCAGTAATTTTTCCAACTCCTGGATAACCTCCATTAAACATAGACCTTGCACCAATTGCTACGTTATGAGAACCAGTATGAAGACTGATTGCAGCATATGAGCCAATCAGCGTGTTATCATTACCAGTTGTATTATAAAATCCTGCGTTTTCGCCAATAGCAGTGTTTCTACTTCCATTAGTTAAACCTAATGAATAGTGACCAATGGCCATGTTGCGTTCACCAGTTGTTAAACCACCAGCATAGAAATCGCTACCACCAAGTGAACGTAAACCTAATGCTACGTTTCTTTGACCAGTTGTAACTAAGCGAAGAGCTTCAGCACCAAGTGCATAGTTGTAACTACCAGTGGTAATATCATTCATTGTATTTACACCAATGGCAATGTTAAGACCACCAGTAGGAGCAGTAGCATTCATTGCTCCTTCTCCAGCTGCCATGTTGTAACCAGTTGCACCTATATAATAAACATTACCAGTTGTTTGGTAAACTGTCCAACCTATTCCATTAGTTCCTGTCGCGCCAGTTGGTCCTGTTGCACCAGTTGAAGATGCACTACCTGCAGCACCAGTTGGTCCAGTTACACCAGTTGCTCCTGTTGGTCCTGTTGCTCCAGTAGCTCCTGTTGCACCAGTTGCGCCTGTTGCTCCAGTAGGTCCTAACTGTGTGTACATTACTTGTTGAGAAGTAAATATAACGCTTGGTGTTACTGGTGTAGTTGGAGTTGTTCCTGCGGCAAGTGTTTCAAGAGAAACATCCAAATCTTCCGTTTGCCACATCAACTCGATGTAATCAGCAGCAGCAAGTTCAAGCATTAAATTAAGTGCAAGAATTATTTGTCCGCTACCACCACCATGTTGTGCGGTAACTGTGCATTGGCTGCTGCTATCTGGAATATCTGTTCCATTTTTACGGAACCAAACATTTGTATTTGCTTCATTATTTCCAACATTTATAAATTGAATTGAAAACTGAAGATTATAAACACCAGCATTGGCATGTGTTACACGACTGTTAGAAACAATACTTACACCATTTGAATCTGGGTCAGTATTGTTTAATGTTATTACATAAGCAGTAGTTGTACTTGCAGCCGTTTGGTTTTGTGTCGACCAGAATGAACCCCAGTAACCAAGAGCACCACCAGTTCCTGTAGGGCCTTGTGCACCTGTAGCACCTGTAGCTCCAGTTGGTCCTGTAACAGTAGACGCTGCGCCAGTAGCACCTGTAGCTCCTGTTGCACCTGTAGCACCAGTGGGTCCTGTAACAGTTGAAGCCGCACCAGTAGCACCAGTAGGACCCGTAGGACCTGTAACAGTTGTTGTTACTAAGTTCCATGCACCTATTGCAGATGACCATTGCCAAGTAAAATCACCTGATGTAAATTGTTGACCATCTACTGGTGATGCTGGGAAATCTATTGCTGCCATTATTCTACCTCATTCTCGTCTAAAAGTTCTTGCCATTGAATTATGTCTTCGTTCCAAAAATAAACTTTTCCATCATCTGGATAATCTATTGGTGGTTTCCATTGAAATCTTTCGTCTAGTATCCATGATGCATAAGGTGATACACAATAAAATGCATCGTGCTCTTCATCATATGTTGAACCAACTCCTGCATAATTATATCTTATTCTATTGTTATAAGAAGTTTGTTTCCAGCGGCCACCAAATAAATTACTACACCAGTTTTCACCATCTGCTTCAAACTCATCAGCAACAACAAGTACACGAAGCACTTTATTATTATCATCTAACTCTGCAAAGTGTGCCATTATGCAACCGTTAAACTTCCACTAGCTGTAAATTTCCAAATAGTATAACTACCAATTGTACTTGATGTTCCACCAGATCCAGTTATAGTGAAGCCTGATGCTGCAGATGTAAGATATCGTACATAAACAACACCACTTCCACCAAAGTTTCCAAGACTTGATGTTGTTGAAGTAGCAGCGCCACCTCCACCACCACCGCCAGTGTTTGCCACACCTGCTACTGTAGTAACTCCACCATCTCCACCACCACCAGAACCGCCACTACCACCACCTAATGGATATGGAAAGGAAGTAGATGTTAGTCCAGCACCACCACCACCACCAATAATAAGAACTCCTGTTTCCCAATTGTTGGCATCCCAACCTTGTCCTTGTCCACCAGACGATAGGCTAAAAATGCTTGGTGAACTTGAAGTTCCTCCACCGCCACCACCTCCACCTCGAGTATCAGTATCTCTGTAACCATTTCCACCAGTAGTACCTTGGTTATAACCTACACCAGCTGTTCCAGAACCACCTAATCTGCTGCTTGCTGGTAACAAAGACCCTGCTCCACCGCCACCAGAACCACCATCTCCACCAACAGTGCTTGCGGCATTTGCGCTTCCACCACGTCCACCACCAACTGATGTTAATGAAACTGCAGGACCAGTTATTGATGCATCAGAACCATTGTTGTTTCTTAGCCCACCACCACCAATTGCAATTGTATATGTTCCTAAATACAATTGTATTGAAGGTTGACCTGAACTTGCTCCACCATTAGGAGGTGCATAACTATATCTAGCACCGCCTGCACCGCCACCGCCACCAAAGCGATATGATGGTGAACCAGACGCGCCATCGCCACCACCACCGCCACCTGCAACTATAAGATAATCTACGTTAGGTATAGATCTAGTAAAGTGTGATGCAACGATTCCAAGGGTCTGTGGCATTATGCGCTCAAGTCTCCCACAAGCAAGTAGGTGTCAGTACCAGTGCATATTAATGTTGCAGCAGAGTATTGTGCACGGAACTTAAGTCCAGGTGTAGCATTAACTGTAGCACCAGATGCTACAACTGTTGTTTGTCCTGCGCCAAGTTGAGCCAAGTCTATTCTTTGTCCAACAGCCAAGTCAAGTGAACCGTTAACTGTTAAGTTATTTGAACCTGCAACACTCATGGTTATTAACTTACCAACGTCAGCTGTAAGCAGTGTGTAGCTTGCAGTTTTATTATCAACTGTTTGCGATACAGACCAGTTACCTTGCGGACCAGTAGGTCCTTCGTTAGCATTACCAAACTCAACCCACTGTGATGTGTTTGCATCAATGTAGTATGTGTAAGTTCTACCGTTTTCAGAGTTGTACCAGATGTCACCATTCAATGGTCCAGTTGGTGCTGTAGTTAATACACTGAATCTACCAATACCTGTTGGTCCAGTAGGGCCAGTAAATCCTGTTGGCCCAGTAGGTCCTGTTACCGTAGACGCTGCGCCTGTTGGCCCAGTAAATCCAGTAGGTCCTGTGAATCCTGTAGGACCTGTAAATCCTGTTGGTCCTGTGAATCCTGTTGGTCCTGTGAAACCCGTAGGTCCTGTCACTGTTGAAGCAGCTCCAGTAGGGCCCGTAGGACCAGTAACTGTCGAAGCAGCTCCCGTAGGTCCCGTAGGTCCCGTAACTGTGGAAGCATCTCCTGTAGGACCTGTCGGACCTGTCGGACCTGTAACAGTAGACGGAGCCCCAGTTGGACCTGTAGGTCCTGTTACTGTAGATGCGGCACCTGTAGGTCCCGTTGGTCCTGTCACCGTTGATGCATCTCCAGTAGGTCCTGTCGGCCCCGTAACTGTAGAGGCAGCACCAGTGGGGCCAGTAGGGCCAGTTACTGTGGAGGCAGCACCCGTAGGACCCGTAGGACCCGTAACGGTTGAAGCCGCTCCTGTTGGACCAGTCGGTCCCGTAACCGTGCTAGCAGCCCCAGTTGGTCCTGTCGGACCCGTAACCGTGGAGGCAGCTCCTGTAGGACCTGTTGGTCCAGTAAAGCCTGTAGGGCCAGTTGGACCTGTTACAGTAGAGGCATCCCCTGTTGCACCAGTCGGACCAGTAGGACCAGTCACTGTTGATGCTGCACCTGTGGCACCTGTCGGACCAGTCGGGCCTGTTACCGTAGATGCTGCTCCCGTAGCGCCAGTCGGGCCTGTAGGGCCTGTGACGGTAGAGGCAGCACCTGTTGCACCCGTGGGACCTGTTACAGTACTAGCAGCACCAGTGGGTCCTGTTGGACCAGTTACGGTCGATGCAGCACCTGTTGGTCCTGTAGGTCCCGTTACAGTACTAGCTGCTCCTGTTGGTCCAGTAGGACCTGTTTCACCTTGTGCTCCAGTAGGACCAGTAACCGTTGATGCTGCACCTGTAGAACCCGTTGGTCCAGTTGGACCTGTAACGCTAGATGCTGCTCCAGTTGGGCCCGTAGGTCCAGTTATAGTTGATGCCGCGCCAGTAGGACCAGTTGGCCCAGTTACTGTAGAGGCTGCTCCTGTAGGACCTGTAGCTCCAGTAGATCCAGTTGAACCTGTTGCCCCCGTGGCTCCTGTTGCTCCTGTGGCACCAGTGGCTCCCGTTGCACCTGTGGCTGCTGCTGTTCCTTGAGGACCAGTCCAACCAGTAGGACCTGTAAAACCAGTAGGACCCGTAAATCCTGTAGGGCCTGTAGGCCCAGTGACAGTGGATGCAGCACCAGTGGGTCCAGTAGGGCCTGTGCCACCAGGACCAGTAGGTCCAGTAGGGCCAGTTGCACCAGTGTTAGAAGCAGTACCAGGCACACCTGTAGGACCAGTAGGCCCTGTAGGCCCTGTAGGACCTTGAGGACCAGTGGCACCAGTAGGACCTGTTGTAACCCATGCCAAAGCATTCCAGTTAGTTGTACCATCACCAATCTTAAATCCTGGACCAGGGCCCGTAGCTGTAGCAGGGCCAGTGGCAGGTATAACTTGAGGAGGACCAGCATCTTCACAAATGCCGATTTCGCCGTTCATCAAAATTGGGTTGTAGTTATACCAGTTAGCCTGAGTATCTCTACGTAGCTGTATCAGTACGGCCATTTAGAATCCTCTTCTCTTTTGGAAGTCGCGTCTTTGTTCAATAACGTAATTAGCTGTGCCGGCTTGTCCTTGATTAGAATCAAACATATAGAACGGTGCATAACTTGATATATCTGCGCCATTCTGATTTATCTGTGGAGCAAGCAAATGGTGAAACTGTGTGGTCATTGCCGCGCCGCCATCAACAACATCTTCTTGAGAGTGATTAATAAACAGGTCATCTTGCTGATTCTGCAACTCTCTTTTTAAAGTTGTCATCATACGTGCTAATGTAACGTTGCTGCGTCCTTGAAGGACATCGTTACCTGGGGCGGTCCACACTGCTCTCATGGTTAGTCTTTCACCTTTTCAATCGACATGGTAGGAAGCACACTTACCTTCTTCGTTTGCTTTTCACTTATTTCTAATATTGCTGCTTGTAGATCGGCATCTGACAAATCTTTAACTGAAGTTTCAGTTTTAATATTAAGAGTCTGTGACTGCTGAATATAACCAGTTGCCTTTAAATAAAGCTCGGCACTCTTGGTGTCACCAGAGATACCTTTAATATAAATGGCATCAAGCAACTTCTGAGTTCTTTCTGGAGATTGGCTTAATCCCTCGACGCCCAATTTCCAACGCTCTATAAACTGTTTTTTCTTTTCCCAAGTTCCAAGAGTATTAATATGCACTTCATGCTGCTCTGCCCAAGCCTTCTTAGTAGCTGGGGTTCTAGAGTCTTCAGGGGTCAGCAACCAAGCAAGATATGCTTCTTGTTCTTGTGAAAGGAAGAGTGATTCTGTTCTAGCCATGCGGCATTATCCTTCTGATAAATTGTGTCTACATAGTATATAAAATTTTTTACATAGAATTTGGTGATATATCAGAAGAATATCACAAAATAAAGTGTTTAAACTTGACTTGGCATTACTATGACTGCTATACTGAACTTCTTAACTTCTAGACTTCTTAGAAGTAAGAAGAGAAGTTATAATAACTTCTTCTACTTCTTAAGCTTCTTGAGAAGTAAGAAGTTAACTGCAAGCGGATAATACTAACACAAAATAAGGAGAATGCCAAAATGGCCGCAGAAACAATTAAATTCAGACTAGGGAAGAACCCACTAGTTAAAGAGAAGATTATAATATTAGAAGAGACAGATGGACGCAAAGCAGTCATCTTCCCGCAATACAGAATTAAAGAAGAGATTGAGCATGCTGAGGTTGCCAAAGAAGGAGAACTTCTAGAACTTACTGGCAAATGGGGCACCGACAAAAAGACAGGCGCACCGCAATTTTTTGTAGATAAAGCATACAATGCCTCATATGCCAAGCCTTGGGTAGAAGAACACCCTAAGAATAAAGCATATGCCGCAGATGAAGTAGATCCTGTTAATGACTTTATTATCGGTGGCCTTTCCACTGGTGGCAAACCTATAGTAGCTTCTGAAGTTAAAGAAGGCAAGAAGCAATATTATACTGACGGCGACTGGTACTGGTACGAAGGCAACAAGCACAAGACTCCTACGAGTTTTTAATTTTTTTTATTTTATGAAAACTATACCATTAAAAATAAGAATAGAAAACGCCGTACAAAAAACGGACAGTAACTGCTGGCTTCTCAAACCCCACAAGGGTTGTAAAGGTTATGCCAAGTTAAAAGTACAAGGAGTGCATAAACGAGCACACAGAGTGGCCTATGAAGCTTTTGTTGGACCCATCCCTGACAAGATGCTGGTCTTACACCATTGCGATATTAGGCATTGTGTCAACCCCGAACACTTATGGATCGGTACTGCCAAGCAGAACACTGATGATATGATAAAAAAAGGTAGGGCACGATTTGTAGGTAGACCCAAGAAGGTGATACAATAGTAGCCTCTTAGGAACGTCCTGAGAGACCTGAGGATAAAACCTGAGGTTACATAGTACAGTGATGTATGCCTAATAGTAACAGGGGATTCTCTGTTGACTCCGTAAGATTTGGACTCTAAGGTTCTCCATTCCTTAGGGTCCTTTTCTTATTATGCGATTCAGCAATATCCTGAATCTAGCCTTAAAGATATTTGGCATTAAATGATATTAAAATAAAGACCGGTACTTAAAGAAACAAGGGGCGGGGGGTCCAGGAATATTCTGCTTCGCCCTAGATAGATATAGTATCTATTATATATATGGGGTACGGGGGGGGTGGTGTGGGGGTGTGTGTCTGGGTTTAGTCTTTGATTGTTCTCATCGTGTCCTGTGAGCCGGCTGATATATCACAAGAATATCACTGGGAGCTTGACTGGGTTCCTGGAAGTGTGCTATGATTGTTCTTGTCGGTAGGAGAAGGACGCGGGGGGCTAGTTCTCTTGCCGGCATACTATACGATATAACAGCTAAGCCATAATAAAGCCTAGGATTGTTCGGGATAATACCTGGATGGTCCTAGGCTTCTCCTTTATACTGGCTAAGGCTTCTCCCATCTGGATTAGTGATGGACAATACCTGAACTATCTGAGTTAAAGATACCCTTATTCTTTATCTTTAAAGTACCCTATTAGTTTGGGGATGAACTCCTATCTGGTTTTGTGATGGAGAAGTCCGTTTGAAGCTTATAATATAATGCTTGTATGCAACTTGTATACCTAGATTAAAGATAACCATGCATCTCTTCTCTCCCTCTCTATAATCTGTATTAGCATATATAGAACTGTTAGAACTTGTGTGTTGCGGCGAATCATATTAAAGTTTTGTTTTGAGTTGCGGCGAGTCACAGAACCTGCTATAATACTTCTAGCTGCTAATAAGGGCAGTGATTAACAAGGAGATTAAAATGGTTTGGTTTGAGATTAAAGAGTTCTTCGTAGCAATCGGTGAGACAGTAAGACACACAGCTACACAGATCTGGGCTTCATTGTAAGAAACTGATGTTTCTGATATAATTAGTTACTATTAGAACAAGGAGGATTATATGTCTAAGAAGAATAAGAATGAAGTTTGTGAGTCTTGCGGCCGACCAAAGATGGATGAGGCCATGAACCACTTTAAAGCAGTGCAAGAAGCAATGCAGTATATTAGAATTAATGATAACAGTCCATACATGGTAGAAGAACTACCGCTTTACGAAGGAGCTAAGTAATGAATAACGCAATCACATATGCAGGAGCTGTCTGGCTGATAGGTGGCTGGACTGTAGGTAGAATCATTGGCATTATCCTTATTGATAGATTAGGTAGACGTCATGGTAAGTGAGATAATGTTCATGACTGTTATGTTTGCGGCGATTGGATTTACCATTAAAGGTTTGTGCGGGATTGTAGGGAAGTTAGTTAAGTGAACTATTTAAATTTAAATATACCTACGTTCCTTGCCTACCTTGACACAGGGTTCTTGTACAACGAGGAACCTAACCATAAGAATGATGCAGTTCCAGTTGAAGTATT